GCCGATGTCTATATGCGTAACAATCTTCCCCAAATCCCTCCCTCCGTCCGTCATTTCGCCTCGCCACGGGATATGTAACCAGTAGAGGGACCGGCGAACCATCGCTGTCCTCGATGCACTGGCATGCGCAGGAACGTTGCTAAGCGTGGAGCGGATCAATGGCCGACGACCTGAAGGACGCGATCAAGGAGAACGCCGAAGGCCCTGCATCGGCGGAAGTGGACGGGCAACGGGTCACGCAGCACAAGCTCAAGGACCAGATCGAGGCCGACCGCTACGTGAAGTCCAGCGACGCCGTGACGAAGGGACATCGTGGCCTCCGCATCTCGAAGCTCGTGCCGCCGGGCGCGGCGTAGGACTGCCTGCGGGCAGGCAGGATGGAGCAGCGAACGTGAGCGACACGGATCAGACAACCGTAACCGTAAAGCGACCCCGCCTGAGCGACCGGGCGCCGGGTCGGATGCTGGTGCGCGTCCGACCGCGCCGGATTCATGCACGGTATGACGCGGCGGCCACTACGGACAACAACCGCCGGCACTGGGCGAACGCCGACGCGCTGAGCGCCGACGCAGCCGCCAGTGCTGACGTTCGCCGCACGCTTCGCAACCGCGCCCGGTACGAGGTTGCCAACAACTCCTACGCGCGCGGCATCGTCCTCACGCTCGCCAACGACACGATCGGCACCGGACCGCGGCTCCAGCTGCTGACCGACGACGCCGGCGTCAACCGCGAGATCGAGCGCGAGTTCGAGCTGTGGGCGACCGAGGTCTGCCTCGCCGAGAAGCTCCGCACGATGCGGATGGCCCGCGCCCAAGATGGCGAGGCGTTTGCGGTGATGGCCAACAACCCGATCCTTGTCCATCCGGTCAAGCTCGACCTGCGGATCATCGAGGCCGACCAGGTGGCGAGTCCGTTCCACGTCAGGACCGACCGGCATGAGGTCGACGGCGTTCGCCTGGACCGGCACGGCAACCCGACCGCCTACCGCGTGCTGAAGGACCATCCGGGCGGGTCGACGTTCCACTTCCCGTCGGCCTTCGGGACGATCCCCGCGTCGAACATTATCCACGTCTTCCGTCAGGAGCGCCCCGGCCAGCACCGCGGCGTGCCGGAGATCACTCCCGCTCTGCCGCTCTTTGCGCAGTTGCGGCGCTTCACGTTGGCCGTGCTGGGTGCGGCGGAGTCGGCGGCCGAGTTCGCCGGCATCCTCTACACCGACGCGCCACCCAGCGGCGAGGCCGACGCGGTCGAGCCGATGGACTTGATCGAGCTCGAACGGAACATGCTGCTCACCATGCCCGGCGGCTGGAAGATGAGCCAGCTCGAACCGGCGCAGCCGGCGACGACCTACGCCGAGTTCAAGAAGGAGATTCTCAACGAGATCGCCCGCTGCCTGAACATGCCGTTCAACGTCGCGGCGGGCAACTCGTCGGGCTACAACTATGCCTCGGGGCGTCTTGATCATCAGACCTACTTCAAGAGCATCCGCGTCGACCAGACGTTCATGGCGGCCAAGGTGTTGGACCGCGTCTTGTCGACGTGGCTGTGGGAGTACGCGCTGGAGGTCGGCCTGGACGGCGGGTTGCTCCTGGACGGCATGCTTCGGCGTCTTCCATCGCACCAGTGGTTCTGGGACGGCACCGAGCACGTCGACCCGGCGAAGGAGGCGCGGGCGCAGGAGACACGGCTCAGGAATCACACCACCACACTGGCCCACGAGTACGCGAAGCAGGGACTCGACTGGGAAGCGGAACTGCGCCAGCGAGCAAAGGAGAAGGCCCTGATGAACAAGCTGGGCCTGGCCGAGTCTGATGCGGTGCCGTCCCGGGATACAGACGACGTGTTGGACGAGATTGAGGAGGTGGCTCATGCCGTACAAGGGTGAGCACGCCGCACGGCTCAAGGATCCGAGGCGGTACGAGACGTTCCGCCGCGAGAACGACAAGTTCGGAGCGGGCGTGCACGCCATCTGGGGCATCACGGAGGACGGGAAGGCGGAACTCCAGGCCATCCGGTTCGACGCCAAGAAGTTCAGCGTAGCGGAAGCCAAGAAGTGGCTCGAGGAGCACGACCACAAGCCCATCCTCTTCGAGCCCGCCAAAAGGGAGGCCAAAGCAGAGGCGGCGCAGGAAGCGCCCTTCAAGTGCGAGTGCCTTGACTGCGGGCATCAGGAGGAGAGCGAAGAGCACTGTCGGGATATCCGGTGTCCGGAATGTGGCGGCGAGATGCGCCGGGTGGAAAGGGCGGGCCCTGGTCGGCGCGCGGAGGCTGCGGTGGAATTCCATATCAAAGCGGCGGCCGACGACGATCAGAACCAGAACGCCCGCGTCACCGGCGTGGCCTACACCGGCGGGAAGATGCGCCTGCCCGGCTGGCGACATCCGGTGGTGGTTGACCTGACCGGGCTGGAGTTACCTGAGTCGGTGCCGCTCCTCACCAATCACGAGAACCGCACCGGGAATCGGGTCGGCGTAGTGCGGGCGCGGGTCGATGGATACACGCTCATCATCGACGGTGAGATCCTCTCCTCCAGCGGGCAGGCGAAGGGCATCGTCGAGCAAGCCCGGTCGGGCGCCGACTGGCAACTCTCCATCGGCGCCGAGGTGCAGGACAGCGAACTGGTTCGTTCGCGGGAGCAGAAGACCATCAACGGGCAGCTGCACAGCGGCCCGTTCTATCACGTCAAGAGAGCGATCCTGCGGGAGGTGTCCGTCGTCGCCGTCGGGGCGGACGTCGGCACCCGCATGAAACTCGCGGCACGGTTCACCCTGTATGGAGGACACACGATGGACTTTGAGAAATGGCTGGAAGAGCACAGCATCGAGACCGAGGGGCTGGACGAGGAGAAGCTCGCCGCGCTGAAAGTGGCGTTCGAGGCAGGCGAGGACCCGCCCAAGATCGAGGAGGAGGCGAAGCCCGAAGCGGACAAGCCGCCCCGGACGGAGCCCGAGAAGCCCAAGCCCGAGGCGACCCCGCGCCCGGACGAGCCGGACAAGACGCCCGAGGTCCAGGCCGCCGCGAGCGTCGATGGCGCCGCGGCGCCGCAGGCCAAAGAGGAGGCCGAGAGCGCGGTCCGCGCCGAGCGCGAGCGCGTGGCGGCGATCCAGGAGCTCTGCTCCGGCGAGTTCCCGAAGATCGAGCGCGAGGCCATTCGCGGCGGGTGGACCGTCGAGGACACCTCGCAGAAGGTGCTCAAGGCCATGCGGGCCGACCGTCCGCAGGCCGACGTCGGCCTGTCCGTCGGCGGGCGGGGCCGGTCGCTCGACGGTCGGACGCTCGAGGCCGCGCTGTGCCTGCGAGCAGGGATCGACGACGAGACCCTGGTCAAGAACTACGGTGACCAGGTGGTCGAGGGTGCGGTCCGCGAGCGCGACCTCTCGCTCCAGCAGTTGCTGATCGAGTGCGCCGCTCTCGAGGGCGTGTCGGTACCCCGGGCGTTCTGCAACGACACCATCCGGGCGGCGTTCAGCACCGTGTCGCTGCCGGGCATCCTCAACAACGTGGCCAACAAGCGCCTGCTCAAGAGCTTCCAGGCGCAGCCGGTGATCGCCACGCGGCTCTGCTCCGAGGGCGAGCTGAACGACTTCAAGGAGTCCGAGCGCTACCGCCTGACCGACGTCGGCGACCTGGAGCCGGTCGCGCCCGACGGCGAGCTGAAGCACGGCGGGCTCAAGGAGGACAAGGCCACCAACCGGCTCGGGACGTTCGGCAAGACGTTCACGCTGACCCGGCAGATGATCTACAACGACGACCTCGGCGCGTTCCTCAAGGTGCCCGACGGCATGGGCGCCCGCGCGGCGAAGAAGATCGACCAGCTCTTCTTCACGCGGCTGCTCTCGAACCCCAACAGCCTGTTCTCGACGGCGCACAAGAACTACAAGACCGGCGCGACCACGGCTCTGTCGGCGGACAGCCTGGCGCTCGCGGTCCAGTTGTTCCTGGACCAGATCGACGCCGACGGCCAGCCGATCAACATCAGCCCGAAGTTCCTGGTCGTGCCGACGCCGCTCAAGATGCTGGCCCGCCAGCTCCTGAACTCGGTGATGCTCATGGCCGTGGGGTCCACGGACAAGGGCAACATCCCGACGTACAACGCGCTGGCGGACGAGGACTTGGAGGTCGTGGCCAGCCCGTACCTCTCGAACGCCAACTACGAGGGTGCCTCGGCGAAGGCGTGGTACCTGTTCGCCGACCCGGCCATCGTGGACACGTTTGAGATCGGCTACCTGAAGGGCCGGAAGACCCCGACGGTCGAGCGCGGCGAGACGGACTTCGACACGCTCGGCATCCGGTTCCGGGTGTACTTCGACCTCGGCGTCCGCGAGCAGGATCACAGAGGGATGACCAAGTTCAAGGGTGAATGAGTCCCAGCTTCGCTGGGCCTTTGGAGTTGGCCGGGGCGTAACAGCATCCACCCCGGCCAACTCCCCTGTGGCGAACGTGAACTGATGGAAGGAGAAAAGCAATGGCGACTGTGAAGTTCGTGCAGACGGGCGACAGCATCGACTACACCCCCGAGGCGGACGTCGCCGCGGGGACGGTGGTCGTGCAGAACGACCTGGCCGGCGTGGCCAAGCTCGACATCAAGGCGGACGCGCTCGGCGCCCTGGCGGTGACGGGCGTGTTCGACTTCCCGAAGGCGTCGGGCGGGGCGACGGCCATCGAGGCCGGGGTGAAGGTCTACTGGGACGAGGCCGAAGAGGTCGCGACCGAGAGCGAGGTGGGCGCCGGTTACGTCGACAACCCGACCCTCGGCAAGACGGTGGTGGCCGCCGGCGACGACGATGAGACGGTCCGCGTCCGGATGAGTCAGTAGGGACAGGACGATGGCCGATCTTCTCGGCAAGGCGGCCGCGTGGCTGGACGACCAGCGTGTCCGGTACCTGTCGCGGCCTGTGACCTACGTTCGCCCTTCGACAGGCTCAGGGCAGGGGGCGAGATCGGTCGAGGTCCAGGCCGCCGTCGGTAAGACCGTGTTCGAGGTCGACAGCGGCACGGGCATCCTCGAGAAGGTCGAGAGCCGCGACTTCCTGATTCGGGCCTCGGAGCTTGTACTCGACGGCGCGGTGGCCCTGCCCGAACGCGGCGACAAGGTCCGCGAAGAGGGCGACGGCGTGACCTACGTGTATGAGGTGATGGCGCCGGGGCGCGAGCCGCATTACCGGTTCTCCGACCCGCACCGCCGGGCGCTGCGGATACACACGAAGCTCGTGGATGCGGAGGAGGCGTAGATATGCCCAACGGCGAATGCCCCAAGGGCGTTGAGAACGAGCAGCGCATCGTCGCGCTGGAACGCGACGTGGCCGAGCTGAAGACGGCCATCCACGAGATCCGCGACGACCTGCTCGGCCGGCTGCCGAACTGGGCGACGGTCGCCATCACGCTGTTGGCCAGCCTGGTGGTCGGCCTCGGCGTCGCTCTCTTGAAGTAGTAGGAGACCCGACCGTGGCCGTGATCACCGACATCGCCGAGGCCGTGAAGGACGAACTGAACGCCGGCGAGTTCTCGCTGGAATTCGAGGCCGAGCGGATGTACCAGCCGTTCTTCGAATTGCCGGAGATGAAGACGCTGCACGTCACCGTCGTGCCGCACGGCCTGGAGATGCAGGCGTCGGGCCGGTCGACGGTGCAGCACGACTACGGGATCGACGTGGCCGTTCAGAAGAAGTTCGAGAAGGACGAAGCGGCGGAACTCGACCCACTGATGACGCTCGTCGAGCAGATTGTCGACTTCTTCCGGCTGCGCCGGCTCGATGGCCTGAACGCCGCCTGCGTCCGGGCGACGAATGAGCCGGTCTATTCGCAGGAGCACATGGAGCAGTTCCGGCAGTTCACAAGCGTGGCGACGCTCACGTTCCGCGCGTTGAAGTAGAAAGGTCAATCGGACAGATGCGCATCGTGTTCATCAGCGACCACGGATACCCGAAGGTCTGCCGCGGCGCGGAGATCTCGATGTACCTGCTGGCGCGGGCGCTCGCGTCGGCGGGGGCCGACCGCATAGCGGTCGGGGGACGAAGCCGGGGCGCACAAGGCACCCCGGCTTCGTCGAACCGCCCCGAAGGGGCGGTCGAGGTCGAGTCGCACGTCTGGACGAAGGCCAACGGGCGGCTGCGCCTGCGGCGCCTGATCGCCGGGGCCGACTGGGCCTTCACGCAGCTCCGGGTCGCGCCCGCCGTCGTCGGGGAAGCGCACCGGCTGCGCGTGCGCGTTGCGGTGTTCGTCCGCAGCCTGGCTGAGCACGTCTGCCGATGCGTGAAGAACGGCCTGCATGTATGCTCCGAGACGGGAGCGCGGGCCGAACCGCTGACGTGCTCGCTCAAGTGCTTCCGGAAGCCGATCGCGGCGCGGGCGCTGGCCGTCCAGCAGCGCCTGTTCCGCGATGCCGACGTGGTGTTTGCGACGTCCGAATACACCCGGAAGGTTATCCGGCGCGTGTTCGCTCGGGCCGACGTCCAGGTGGCGTACCCGCCGATCGCCGAGGCACATGCCCCTGGCGGCGAGCATCGCACTCTCACGATGTCGCGTCCGTCCACCGGGAAGGGACGGGCGGTGTTCGAGGCGCTGGTCGAACGGATGCCCGACCGGGACTTCCTCGCGGTGGGCGGGCCACCGCTCAAGCCGGCGGCCAACCTCGAGCAGCAGCCCGAGTGCGTGGACATGGTCGAGGTCTACCGGGCGACGAGGATTCTGCTGGCGCCGTCCGTCAACTGCGAGACGTTCGGCCGCGTGGTCGCCGAGGCCGGGTCGTTCGGCGTGCCGTCCGTGGTCAGCAGACAGGGCGGGATGCCGGAGGCGCTGGGCGCGGGCGGGATCGCCGTCGCGGACTTCGAGAACCCCGACGCCTGGATCGAGGCCATCGAGGAGGTCGAGCGCCGGTACGAAGATTATGCCGCGAAGGCACTTGAGCATTCGGAGACGTTCCGGCCTTCGACGAGCGCGCTGCTCAAGGGATTGCAGACTGCCGATTGCGGATTGCGGAACGACAACTCCGGAATCCGAAATTCCCAATCCGAGATCACCCTGATTACGGGCGACTTCCCCGGCGTGGCCGGCGCGTTCCGGCACCTGGAGGCGGTCGTGCCGTTCGTCAAATTGGAGCGGTTCGACCGGAAGGTCCCGCCCCCGCCCGGCCTGTGCATCCTGGGCGCGTGGCGGCGGGACTACCCGACGTACATCCGCAAGCACCGCCGTTCGGACGTGACGTTCGCTCTGAGCTGGCACTCGTCCTGGAGCCAGATCGAGCAGGGCCGCGAGTGGGGCTACCTGGCGAAGGCCCTCGACCTGCTGCGAGCCGGCCTGATCGAGCGGCTCTTCGTCAGTTGCGAGGAGACCGCCGCGGTGGTCGGGAAGATGGGCAAGGGGAGCGTCGAGTGGCTTCCGGACGCGCTCGACACCACGCTGACCGACCGCATCGTGCCCGTCCGGCGACCGGGCCGGCACGTCGACCTGTTCTGCACGGGGACACCGCGTAAGAACCTCTATCCGCAGGTCGCCGCGCTGGCGGAGACCGACGCCGTTCTGCACGTCAACACGATGAACGCCAAGACGGTCGCGCCGGTCGCCGGGGCTCTCGGCGTGAAGACCGCCGGGCACAACCTGCCGCAGAGGGCCGACTACCTCCGGCTGATCGGCGGGATGACGGCCGGCCTCCAGGTGTCGCTGGCCGAGAGCTTCAACTACGTCGCCGCGGAGCACATGCTGCTCGGCGTGCCCGTGCTTGTGTCCAGGCACGTGCCGTGCCGACTGCCGGACGCCCGCCTGGTCGTCGATGACGAGCACAGCCCGGCGGCGATCCGGGCGAAGCTCCTGCCGCTGCTGGACGACCCCGCTCTGAGAGACGAGTTGGGCGCTGCGTGCCGTGAGCACATTACCATCCTGGCGGCCGAGCACAACCGGGTCGCACGGGACGTGCTCAGCCGGGCGGTGTCCGCCGAATGAGGAAGGCCACACGATGGTCGGGATGAAGGTCCGAACGCGCTCTGACGTGCTGAAGGTGCTACGCAAAGTGCGCCGGACGAACATCACGAACCTGGGCCACGCCGGCGGGACGATCCGCAAAGTGGCGCGGCACAGCATCCGGCGCAGCCCGAACCCGTCGGCGCCCGGCAGGCCGCCGCACACGCGGAAGGGGCAACTGCGCCGCTCGGTCCTGTACGCGGTCGAGAAGGACAAACAGAGCGTCGTGATCGGCCCCGACGTTGCCCTGGTCGGCACGTCGGCGGCGGCACACGAGTTCGGCGGGCGTTATCGTCGAGAGCGATATCCCAGGCGACCGTTTATGGGGCCCGCCCTGGAGAAAACACGCGCGAAGCTGCCCCGCCACTGGGCAGGATCGGTGAGATAAGGAGGACAAGCAATGTCTGTCAAACTCGGGATGGACGCGAAGCTGTACCGGAACGACGGGACCTACGAGGTCCCGGACTGGGTCGAGATGACGAACGTCAAGGACCTCACCCTCAACAACGAGAAGGGC